ATGAACCTTCTTTACCTTGCATCTAAATACAGGCGCAACGTCGGGGGCGAGGACATGACATACATGACCCAAGCATTCGACCAATTGATTCACGATCTGCACGACGAAATAGATCAAGCTCGTTACGTGGGACAAACCCTTCGCCAATACGGGATTTTTTCCTAATAACCACACAGCTCGCACCCTCCAAGGTGCGGGCTTTTTGGGTGTAAGCAGGTCATGTCTGATCTCTTACATTTAACACATAACCAATCAAAATCATGGAAAACACACACAACACAATCGAAGTATTAAACAGAGAAACACTTAACGAGATTATCAAAGCTAGGCTTTGCATGAAAGTAAGCGCAACCGATGAGCAATGGCAACAGGTTGTTGATTCAATACACAACGACGATGAGACATGGGATTACATTAATTCTACTGTTGATAGAGCTGTAAACGAATTAATTGACCCACTTGTAAACTCTCTAAAGTAATACACACAAACCCAACAGCTCGCACCCACAAGGTGCGGGCTTTCTGGGTGCAAGCAATCAGCTTGCAATCAACTAACTAATCAATACATGCGCCACTGAATACAGGCGCGAACCAATACAAATATGAAACAATACAAAGTAATAAATGAAATGCAGGACGTTGACTTTGATAGCCCTAAGTGGGTGAAGACAGTCAACTCTTTTGATACCCTTGAGGAAGCCAAAGAAGAATGCCGTCACGTTATGGAACATTCAACTGTAAGATATTGCAAAATATTACATCCAGATAGCACAGAACACGCTTCAATAACTGAAGTCCTAGAGAACGTCTATTGCCAACCGACTAAAGGGATGAGTGAGGCCGACAAACTAGAACGCTTAAAAGAGTTAGGATGCGATGATGACGTTTTCATCGCTACCGATATACGCACGGGGGAAACTTCCGTTATTGTAAAGCATTCTTAACCATAAACAAACCATGAATACAGAAACAAAGCAATACACCAAGACCACGACTGAGCATCTCACTTACGAGAACTCATTCGGAGTAATCAGAGAGCAGAAGGAGGTTAAACTTAACTGCACTCTAGGAATCAAGAACGACTGTTACGGGTGGTTTGAAATCTACGACGAGGAATCGGGCGGAGATGACTGGCACGCGGAGGGTGGACTCTGGTTCGACAACAAGGAAGTCACCGATTACGACGGCGTCTTCTCTCTACCTTCTGGAGTCCTAGAACTACTGAAGGAAAACGGATACAACACGGAGGAAGTTCAATGAAAATACATAAGCCAAACAAGTTAGTCAAAACGGACAAGCAAGAGGAGAGCGCGTTCATCGTGTTCTGGAGCATCATCGTTGGTGGCATACTGCTAGCGGTATCAATCATCATGCACTACCTATAACAATGAAAAGCATAAAGAGTATAACCGAAATAATATCCGACCTCTCCATCGACGTAGCCTGTCTACTCGACGAACCAGAGGACGTAACAAAGGAGGACTTAATTAAAATGCAGGACTCCATCACTGAATTAGAAAACCAACACATGAATAAATATGACAACAAAACCTAACCTACAAATCGGAAAGGCATACCTCGTAGAAGGTGTGCCTATGGTATTAATCGACACCTCATACGGGCGTTATGCCTTCACTGACGGGCGTTACGGCTTCGGCCGAACGCTCGGCAGGCGGGAGTCCGACAACAAGATCCTCGACAATCTCAAGATAGCTGAGGGCGTTAACCCTAAGGCCATACTCGACAAGCTGTCCGACAGCGTCCAGAGCATGGTTCAATTCTACCAAGGAAGAAAAAAACGATGAAAAAAATGCACAATACAAATGCCCGCGACGGCATCTACCTAGTCACAGCACCTCACGGATGGTGCGTGGACGCTAACCCGTTCCGCGCCTTCGTTTCACTAGCTAACATTGGCAACGTGACGGGTGAGTTCGTGAGAGCAGTCACGCCTAACGGCAAACCGATCAAGGTATCCGATAACTCCGTGACGCTTTACTACATCCCAGACTGGGGCAAGTTCAGCCACATGGAATACGGCAAACCAATGGACGCAGTCGGTCGTGAGATAGGCTTCGCCCTTTTCTCTGGTGTGAATGATCACGCTAATATCGACAAGCTAACTGATCTACTAATCAAATAGGACTACCCATGATATCCAGAATTGATGACGACGCCCCACAAGGTAAGCGCATCCTCGTGGTAGAACCAGTTGAGCGACACCCAGAGCTTGAGGCTTTCTTAGAAGCCCTCAATGGAATCTCCCCCAAGCAGGCGGTGCAGACTGGCATCTGTGCTGTATGCAAGAAGGAGGCAAACGAGTTCACTGATGCATTGTCCGTTACCGAATACGCGATATCTGGACTATGTCAGAAGTGCCAAGACGAAGTATTCAACGAACCAGAATAACTATGAAAATAAAAATACATACCTACCCACATGGGCCTGCCATACGCTTGCCTCATGATGAAATCGTATCAGCCGTGGGACTCCGCGGCAGATTCTCTGACGCTCACGTCGGACAACTGGAAGCGGGGGATCAGTACATCATGCCGATCCAGACCGAACTAACGCCCAGAACCGACACGGAGCTACTGGCTCTGATGGCGCACAGGCATCTTAAATCAGTCTACTTGGACAACATAATAAAGCCAGAGTTCAGAACTGTATTCATTCTAACGTCGGATTCTTCGGAGCTAGCCAAGCACGAGTACGATACAAATGAATGCTCTGACTTGGACGCCCTGCGTGACGTGCTTAATTATATCTTGGACCAAGAGGAAATTTGATTGGAATAAAGGGGTTGACACCGAGAGGGTGGGGGGCTTGGATAGCCCTTCACCCTTTTTTTTTAAAAAATATTATGGCTCACTTCTACAATTGCAATGACATCCGTAACCCAGAATTTGAACCAGATATTGAGACCCCTGCAAGGGCGCGAAAGCAACACAAGGTCTACCCTTCGGTGACCACCGTCCTAGGGATAGTAAAGGATGCATTCTTGGACGGCATCTACAAGCCCAGGATGATTACATCCCTAGCGAGGGAGCATCCCATCTTAGCTTGGCAGGACATTGAACGATTGACCTACGGCACAAGGACGCACCCGATCACGGGGGACACAATTGAATCCTCCACATTCGGCACCACCGTTCACAAGGTTATTGAGGATCATATTGAATACGAATTCTTGGGCGCCGAGGATCGGCCAGAACCCAGCCCGTGGGACGAGTGGGCGATGCCATTCGTGGAGTGGGTGCGGGACAATGGAGTTAAGCCAATAGCCTGCGAGCGCATCATAGCTAATAACCGCATCAAGATTGCGGGGAGCGTGGACTTCATCGGCCATGACTCCGAGGGCAAAGTTTTTCTAGCGGACTACAAGTGCAGGACTAACACGAAGGGTAAGGCTAAGACCTATGACAAGGATTGCCAACAGCTTGCAGTAGAAGCATTTATGTTAATGAAGGAACACAACCTTGATTACCTTCCGTCCTGCATTTCAGTGGTCGTTGACTGCGATACCAAGAAGCACTACCACAAGGAGTGGAAGCAGGACGAGATGAAGGAGGGTATCAAGATAGCAAAGAAGTGCGCTGAACTTTACTGGTTACTAAGAATGTAATAAATATAATGAATACAATGAATACTCAAGACATAGAATACTACCTGGACTGCTGTGACCCGAAGGCAATTCGATTCGACGGCCTCGACGAGGCGGTCATTGGTGTGGATCACGGAGGACAGCTGTGCTACCTGCACAGCAAGATGGTGGACATCTTTATGTCCCGTGACGGCATGACTGATATCGAAGCGATGGAATGGATTGACTTCAATGTCATCGGCACCAATGCAGGCGTAGGATTTACCGTAGTATTTGATGACTGAATACAGAATTAGATACACCCGCAACGACATGCCAGAAGGATACGTGGGTGATACATCTAAGTGGGCGCACACCCCAAGCGAAGCAGTCAAACTATTACTACAGAAGAACCCCGACAAGACTGGCACCTGCGTCTTCAAGCGCGGAGGTTCGGGTAAAATACTTTCCGTCCAAGAAATTACTCAGCACTAACCTACCCCACCATGAAGACATTTGATTTTATTGATACACCTAGTTGGAACAGGGGCCAGAGCGTCGAGACATCCTTTCAGGATATTTTGGATAGGCGAGGTATAGAATACAGGCGCTCGACCCTTGAGGAGCAATACAAGCACTTTGACTACGTCACTGACCGAGGGACGATTGATGTCAAGGCCCGCAAGAGGGTGAATAGAAGCGATAGCTCCGAGCAAGACGAACTCGTATGGTTGGAGTTCAAGAACACTGCGGGTGACCGAGGGTGGCTGACGTCGAACGTGGACTACATTGCCTTTGAAAGGCAGGATGATTTTGTTTTAATCAAGAGGGCGTATCTATACGAGATGGCCAGTAAGAAGTGCAACCTGGATGACAAGGTCAGCCGTGGGTCGGACGCACTGTATAAAGGATACACGAGGAAGGGCCGTAGCGATTTACTTTCAATCGTAAAGATGAGTGACATCTTAAATTTACCAATACAAGTATTAGAAAAATAACACAATGAGTATGACACAAATAGAAAGCAACGTCGAACGAATACAGACTAGGATCGACATGATCCGACAGGAATCCAGAACTCTGTCCTTTCGGATGGAGAGAATGCTTGAGCAGCGTAAGCAACTAAGCCAGGAAAAGAACGCCCTTAAAAATTTACTCACAGAATTAGATGTATCTTCCACAAAATAAAATAAAAGAATACAGGGATAAGAACAAGCCCTTGTGCTGTCCTATCCTAGCCACCAAGAAGGATGACTGGGTCCTGGACCACGACCACCAGACTGGGTTGGTCCGAGGTGTTATATCCAGGCAGGCGAACAGTCTTCTCGGAAAGGTAGAGAACTTCTACATGAGAATGTGCAAGGGGGACAAGGAACATTTGCCTGGTGTGCTTGATGCAATGGCCGCTTACCTTGAGCAAGAGACCCTGGATGTCCTTCACCCCGTGGGACTTATACAACTTACAAACAAATTTAAAAACAAGTTGACAGCCCATGAGCAGGTCTTAGAACTTCAATCCATTGGCGCAACTGAGGACGAAATCAACAATTGTTCTAATCAAAATCAGCGATCCCAACTTTACCGTAGATTAATAAAACAAAGTTATGACAGATAAAAAACCAGTAAAAATAATGCAGTCCATCCAGTCCGAGCTTAAGGCTCCGAAGGGACAGACTAACAAGTTCGGTGGGTATTCCTACAGATCCGCCGAAGATATACTAGAGGCCGTTAAGCCTTTATTGAATAAATACGATTGCTTCCTTACAGTCAGCGACGAGATCGTTGAGGTAGGGGGTAGGGTATACGTCAAGGCAACAGCTACTGTTACCGAGTCGCACTCCGATCCCATAGCTGTAACAACAGCCTTTGCTCGTGAGGCTGAGACAAAGAAGGGTATGGACGAAGCACAGATCACTGGCTCCGCTAGTTCCTATGCACGTAAATACGCCTTGAACGGCCTCTTTGCTATCGATGATACCAAGGACCCAGATGCAACCAACAAGCACGGCAAGGACAATCCTAAGCCCGTTAACAGAACCGCTGAATTTTAACCCGCAATAATAATAATACATATGGCAACATACAGAGAAAACACAGGACTGCTCGGCATCAATGACCGCAAGCAGAAAGAAAACCATCCAGACTACAACGGACGTATCTTCGTCAGTAAGCCAGGATTATACTACCTCAAGGGGTGGAAGAAACAAGGGAAGAGTGGCCAACCATTGCTATCCCTGGCCGCGGACTACGCGCCCGAAGATAAACAGCTGGAGGCGTCTCAGAACACTGAGTCGGTCCCTGTTGTTACCCCAAACATAGACGACGCACCGTTCTAAATCGTGAAGGACTTCGATAAGATATGGTGGGACCAGTTCCGCCGAGATGAAGTTGAATCCATATTGGATATGACTGCTAATAAGAACACGGACTACACGGGAGGTGAGAGTTGCGAAAACCCATTCGCTAACTTTGATTACTCAACCGAGTTCGGGGTTCACCCTCTTACTGGAGTCTGCATCAGGATGCAGGACAAATTCCAGAGAGCTAAGGCTTTCTGTTCGGATGGTCAGCTTAAAGTTGTTACTAAAGGCGATCAATCCAAGGACATATTCCGTGACCTAATTGGCTACTCATTGATAGCCATAGGGATGCTCGAAAGAGTTGAAAAGGAGTAACTCCTCATGATAGAATGCTTGGCCCTTTTGCACGTTGCAGGGGGGTCAAGTATACTACATAACAATTATTACAAAACACATATGAACGAGAAGATGAAGGAAGCCACTGAACTTACAATCAACCTGCACCAGGGTATGGACACAAGAGGTATTCCTAAAAGTATATTGATCAAACATAACGCAATTGGTCAGTGTCTTCGTTCTATGTTAGACATACTTGAAAATGATAACGAACGAAATAAAAAAGCCCCCGCATAACGAAGAAGCCGAATACAAATTAATTGCCTGCTGTCTCCTGGATGGGGACTACTCCGTATACGATACGGTCTCCGTCATTGTTGAACCCGACGATTTCTATACCCTTAAGGGCAAGTTACTATTCACAGCCATCGCGTCCCTCGTAGAGAAGGGGAAGCCCCTGGACGCAATCTCCTTGATGGAGAATTTAAAAGCCTCTAAGGGCCTTGACGAGGTCGGAGGCATGGCTGGTATCTTTTCCGTCATGGAAGAGGCTGAGACCCCCTTGCAGGCCCTGTATTGTGCCAAGCTGGTAGCCGAGAAGAGTAAGCTAAGGTCACTCATTCGCGGGTGCCGAGTTGCTGTAGAACAAGCTGAGTCCGAATCAGCTGAGTCCCAGGCGATCAGAGCATCTTTGGAGAATGATATACTTAAGGTTGATACCCTGGGAACGGACACGTTCTCGGTAGTGGACTCCGCCGAAGAGATCCTTGAGGACATCCAGAAGATGCAGGACGGCACCTTTAACCCCGACGTAGTGAAGACTAATATTAATCGACTTGACGGATACCTTGGCAACAACGGCATCGCGGCAGGGGAGGTACTTACACTCGCGGCCCCCACATCCTGTGGTAAATCCGCATTAGCTTTATTCATAGCAACCAAGGCCATGAAGCAGGACGATACACCTACGGCTTACTTCTCATTTGAGATGCCGAGGAAGCAGTTAATGAAGCGCATGATACAGACTGTATCTGGTATTAATGTAAGGAACATTCAGGATGGAGTCGCAAGCCCTGAGCAAGAAGAGAGATTCAAGGCGGTGACTAAGGAGTCCTCGGAGCTACCCCTTTACACATCCCATAGCGTTAGAAACGCTGATGACCTAACAAGCCAGGCCCGTCACTTGGTCCGCAAGAAGGGCGTTAAGCTTGTGGTCATTGACTACTTGCAGCTTGTACCCTTTAACGGCAAGAAGATGGGCAAGGCAGAAGGCATAGCGGACATCTCTCACAAGATAAAGCAGATGGCCTTGGACCTGAACATTGCGGTTATCTTACTAGCCCAGGTCAACCGAGAGGGAGCTAAGAGTGAAAGGATTAGACTCTATGACCTAAAGGATTCGGGGGACATTGAGAATGATGCGGACATAGTCCTTCTAATGTATCCGTCCAAGGGGGACTTTGAATCCTCCAAGGGCCATGACAGCCACGGCCCTTACACGGAGCTAATATACAACGTAGCCAAGAACCGAGAAGGGCAGAGGGACGTAGGTGGACTGTTTAAATTCTATCACTGCACAGGAAGGTTTGCATAATTATGGAATTCAATAACGATATGTTTTGCAACGACAGGAGATCCGAGAAGAACTTCGTGGACTGGGCCTATGATAAAATCGCTGAGGAGATGAAGCGCATCGAAGAACTTGAGGAAGAGTTCGGGACAGCGGAATACGTCGTGCCGAGTAGAACCAATAAGTCCCCGAAGAACTTGAGCAATGACAAAAAGATTGAGACGGTTCTCAAGATTGACAAACTTAGAGAAGAGGGTTACTCATTTAAACTTGCGTCCGAGCTATGCGATATAGCTCCTTCTACTTATACTAAATGGAAAAGAGAATTTAAGGCA